TGCACTCAATACTAAACCTGAAGTAAACATTTAATTCATGCTTTTGCCAGTTGGCAGCCAAGTCCAGGCATTCTTCTTTTGCCATAGGTTGCTGTAAAACCATCTGGTTTCCAACATACACCCATTCAGTTCCGTTATATCCCCATAGACTTATAACTAAAATAAATAGCTTCACCATCTAACCCCATTGCTCCGCCATTGCTTCAGCTATACCTTCAAAGGTTTTACTTCTATCTATTCCTCTAGGTTTTCCACTATTAATACCTGTTCCTTTTTTTTTCGAGGTATTACTAGGAAGAAAAGTGCTTTTTTTTTCTACAATATTCGTTGGTTGTAATTTTGGTAATCCTTTTAACCATAGTCTTGTTTTTTTACTTACAGGATGACCATATTCGTAAGGTTGTATTTCCTGCGTATGTGGTGGTAAATTAAAAACCTTACTTGGTATAGGATTTTCAATCGCTATTTTATTACATTTATTATTATAAAAATGTAAAAAAAACTCTTTTGCTTTTAAACCTTTTTTATACCTTTGTTGATCTAAATTACCTTTTGTAGGATAAAGTCTACAAGCTGCAGCATTAGATAAATATGTGCATGGTGGATGAGCAATGATTATATCCCAATCTTTATCAAGATATTTCAAAACATCATCCTGAATATGATTTCCTTTAATTCTTGTTGGTAAAATATCACAACTCCATGCGTCATGACCTCTTTTTTCAAAAGCTGATCTTACAGTGCCTGATTCTTCACAGGCAATTAACACCTTCACTTTTGTTTAAGAAAATCATTCATGCGAGAAACATCTTTGCCTTTAACAACTCCTTTGCCAGACCTATCAGTAAAGTTTGATTTGTTATTCAAAGCTTGTACCAAGTCCGTGAAGGAAACTATCTTCGGTTTATTTTGTTTTGGTTTTTTTTTGTTCATAAAATTCGTAAGCAAAATTGTGCTGTGTTGAAGTGGGTTACAATGTCAATTGCACGAGGTCGATGGGGTTGCCAAAAATCCTGAACAAACTAAAAAATAAAATTACACAACATTTACTCAACATAAATAAATAATGTTTGTTTTCTGCGATAAAAAACGGTTGCAATATCCGTATGTTTTTAAAAATGGCAGAAAATAAAGATTTTTTATTTCCGTGAGAGTTCTGTGTCAGAAAATATTATTTTCGGAATTACAGAAACAATTATCCTTATAACTCCACAAATATTCTACTTACCCTCTTGCTTTGCAGTAGTACCTTTAACCTTCTTCTTAACCCTAAACCCATCCATATCGTTACCAATACGGAACTCTCCTGATAACACATCTACAATGCGTAATAGTTCCAATTCATTATCACTAATGGATTGTCGGTGATCTGGTAATACTTCTTTCAGTTTCAAATTGTTTAACAAACTCTTTAATCTCTCCTGCACTCTCAAAGCTTGTAAAGTGTGCTATCAACTCTGGCTTATGAGTAATGCTATTTGTTATTAAATAAAATGTAACAAATGGATCATTGTCATTTAATATTTCTTCATCCATTTATTTACTCCATTCAATTGAAAACTTTTCACCCTTGTTATTCGTTAATGATAGTTGTTGTTTGTCTGTGCCAAATGTTTTTGGACTTAACTTACTTGCAAGAAACTGTTTATGCTTCACTAAAATATCTAATGCTTTAATGCTGTTGAGATTAGCTGTCTTATCATTTGCAGATTTAATCATATCTTTGCATTGATCTTCAACGGCATCCAAAGTGTAATGTATTCCATCACTCTTTGCTTGTTCGTATTGTTCTCTTAACTCTGGCTTTTCATTCATCCACTTACGAAAAGTATTCCAGGATAAATTTTCTTTCGCTATTGCTTTTCTAATACTTTCACCAACTGCTAATGCTTCCAGTATTCGTTTTACTGCATTCCTGGATTGGTTGAACTTAGGCGGTCTGCCTTGTGCTTTTATAACTTTATTCATAATGTTTGGAAAAAAAAGAAACTTCTTCGAGTCTAGTAATAAAATAGAGTAAAATTGTCAAAACTGTCAATAAAAAAAAATATTTTTTTAATCATACTTTGGAGCAATGAGTCTGTATATTCTTTCTTTCTCTTGCAGCTTAAAGTTTTGTTTTATTCTTGCAATGATGGTCATTAATAATTCACTGTATTTATTTTTAACTTTTCTTCTATCAAGTGCAATCATTCTACCAATCTTACTCCAGGATAATCGTTTACCTCTAAGCCAGATTAATTTGCGATCATCTTCGTTATTTATTAATTGTATGAGCTTCAAAGCTAATTCCCATCTTGATATATTTCTAGGAGTTATGCTTATTTTTATCTCATTATCACCATAATTGAGCCAATCAACTCTATTCATTTCCATCCAAAAGGTTAATTTTTGCTTACGAATTGCATTTGGGAGTCTTTCGTCTGTACGAAAAGCATCATAATATAGTTGGTCTAAATCGTGTTCCGTTATCCGCATAAGTGTTTTGCATAGGA